GAGACGCTGCGCCCTTGGCTTGTCCGCATCGAGCAGGAGGTCCGCAACAAACTGCTCCTGCCAATCAGCAGCAGCTACTACGTTGAGCACCGCGTCGAGGGGCTGCTGCGCACCGATCTCGCAGCGAGATACAGCGCATACGCCATCGGTCGCAACTGGGGTTGGCTCAGCGTCAATGAGATCCGAGCGCTCGAGCAGCTCGACCCTATCGAGGGTGGAGATGTATTTCTCCAGCCGCTCAACATGCAACCCGTATCGTCGATGGGCGGGGCTCAGGCACCGCCTGCTGATCCTACTGTCGCACCGGTTGTCGTCGATCCTACAGCGCTGCCAGCAGCACCAGCAGCACCAGCAGAGACCAACGACCTCGAGGCATATGCCAGCGATGCCGTCATTGCGTTAGCGCTGGCAATGACCGAGCATCAGATCCCGAGCTGCGAGCATGGCTCGACCAATCGCTGCCGTGTGTGTGGCATCGAGCGTGAGCGTGAGCTAGTGCCACCAAGCCGCCCAGGTGGACGCCATGGCTGGCGCATTAAATGGCGACCGATTTTGCCACTACGCAAAACAGAGACTGAGCGATCGATGCCTGCTGAGCGACGAGCAAAATACGATAATATCGATTTTTCTCCACCTGCTGGCGTCCGTGAAGAGGCCGCTCGAGGTCTAGCGTGGCGCGCCGAATATGGTCGCGGTGGCACTGAAGTAGGCGTTGCTCGAGCAAGAGATCTCAGCAATGGCATCAACATCAGCCCCGACACAATCGGGCGGATGGTGAGTTATTTTGCTCGCCATGCCGTCGATTCAGAGGGCGAAGGATGGTCGCCGGGTCAAGACGGGTTCCCGAGCGCTGGCCGTATTGCTTGGGCGCTCTGGGGCGGAGATGCTGGGCGAACATGGGCTAACAAAGTCGCTGGACAGATGGATAGGGAGGACGACAATGGAGCGTAGACTGCTCTCTACCGTCTCATCTGATGCTGGCCGACTGATGGGCTATGCCAGCGTGTACGGGCCGCTCAGCGAGGATCTGGGCGGGTTCCGCGAGCGCATAGCGCCGCAGGCATTTGCCAGCACCCTCGAGGATAAAAACGCAGATGTGCGAGCGCTGATCAATCACGACTCATCGCTTGTGCTAGGTCGTCGCAGTGCGGGCACACTCAAGCTCAGCACCGACAAAAATGGCCTTGGCGTTGAGATCTACCCGCCAGACACAAGCTATGCCAAAGATCTGCTAGCACTCATTCAGCGCGGCGATGTCAACCAGATGTCGTTTGGATTTATCGTCAGAGCTGACGAGTGGACAATCGAGGAAACAGTACGAGTGCGGACAGTGACAGATGTCGAGCTCATCGAGGTCTCCGTCGTCACCATCCCCGCCTACCCGGACACCACGGTCGCGATACGGTCGCGTGATCAGTGGAGCGCTAGCCAATTGCGGCTAAGCGTACATTTACGAGGCCGAAAATTGCTTATGTCGCAGCTCGGCTGCGCAGGGAGGATTGTATGAGCGTATCACGTCGCGACCTGCTCGCAGAGCGAGCACGTCTAGTTGAGCAGGCCAAGAGCTACCACGAGTCGGCAGCGACCCGTGAGTGGACACCAGAAGAGACCGCAAAGGTCGATGAGATCGTTGCTCTCATCGCAGACCACGATGCTCGCATCGCGGCTATCGAGCTAGCAATGGCTGAGGAGGTTTCCGGCGAAGACATGCCAGCAGAAGCGCCCGCAGTAGATCCAGCAGCTCAGCAGCAGGCAGCTCGCGCACGTCTCAGCGATGTGCTCAGCGCAAGCTCACGCCGCACTCGCCCAGCACCAGTGGGCGTGCCAATGTTCACTCGCGACCTCGACGACAAGCGCGCCAATCGGGACCGTGAAACAGCTCTTTGCGGCTGGTTCCTTGGCAACGATGCACGCCCTGAGCACCGCTCAGCAGCTCAGCGCTCAGGCCTCAACCTGGGCAGCAATCGCATCGTGCTGACTCGCGCCAACTCGACCAGCTCCAGTGCCGGTGGTTACACCATCCCGCAGGGATTCCTCGCCGAGCTGGAAAAGAAAATTGTATACTTCAACCCTCTTCGTGATGTCGCTCGCGTCATCCGCACCGAGTCGGGTAACAGCCTGCCATTCCCGACGATCGACGACACTGGCAACCCTGGCGCGATCGGCGCGGAAAACACCGCACCATCCGCTACTGACATGACATTTGGTCAGATCATCCTCGGCGCATACCGCACCGAGTCGCTGGTACTGCTCAGCAATGAGCTCCTACGTGACTCCGGTTTGGATCTTGCGACCGAAGTTGCTGGTTTGCTCGGCGAGCGTCTTGGTCGCAAGGAAGCCACTGACCACGCAACTGGTAACGGCACGACTGCTCCTCAGGGTGTAGTCACCGGCTCATCGGCTGGCGTTGCTGGCGCGACCACAACCACCATCACGCTGGCCAATATCATGGCATGCCGCAATGCCCTCGATTTTGGATATCAGCAGAATGGCGCATGGATGATGCACCAGTCGATCTGGTCTACCATCCTGCAACTGGCCGACTCACAGAGCCGCCCACTGTTCCTCGACTTGCTTAACGGCAACGCACCGCGGCTCTTGGGCTATCCGGTGATCGTCAACAACGCAATGGCCAGCTCAATCGCTGCCAATGCCAAAACTGTTCTGTTCGGCGATTTCAGCAAGTTTTACATCCGTGATGCGGGCGATATTGAAATCATCCGCATGAACGAGCGCTATGCTGATGCCTATCAGACCGGCTTTATGGCAGTGCGCCGCTCTGACTCCAAAGTGGCTCAGAGCGCCGCGATCGTCCGTATCACTCAGCCAGCGTCGTAATCATGTGGGGTAGACTCATGAGACTGAAAATAATGATCCATTGTGTCGGCACTCTCGTGAGCTACATGCCCGGTGAGGTTGTGGATATTATTGGCGATGACGCCCAGCGGCTCGTATCCGCTGGGCTCGCCGAGCCCTATCAGGAGCCAGCAGCACTGGCTCCACCACCTTTAGACATTGCGGACAATAAGCGTCGTAAAAACGTGGAGAAACGATGAACATCAAGATCCTCGCGCGTGGTACCGCTGAGCCAGTCACGCTGGTTGAAGCGAAACTGCATTTGCGCGTGGACCTGAGCGACGATGATGCGCTCATCACTGCGATGATCAGCGCGGCACGTGAGATGGTGGAGCGGTACACCAGCCGCACCCTGATCTATACCGCATACCGATTGACGATGGATAACTGGCCCTACGACATCGAGCTGCCAAGGTCGCCTGCGATCGAGGCTGCGGCTAATCTCGTGACCGGCATCGCATACATCACACCGCGGATTCGATACTACGACGGTGACGGCAATCAACAGACGATGACGTATGCCGCCAATGATTTTGAAGTTCTTCTGGACAACAACCCGCCGCTGCTCGTGCTGCCACCAAGCGGCATTTGGCCGGTCACCTACCCGCTCCAGCGCGGCGCAATCGAGATCGACTGGATCGCAGGTTATGGTTCAGCCAGCACGGGCATACCGGAGCTCCTGCGCCTCGCAATCATGATGCTCGTCGCGCATTGGTACGAGCACCGCGAAGCAGTTGGGTCGTTCGGCAGCGAAGTCCCATTGGCAGTCGATAGCGTGCTCAGGCTCTACTCCGATGGAGGGTATAGCTGATGCCCTACGTCACCGTAGTAGGCGATCTGCGCCGTCGTGTGGCTCTTCAGGCGCCGACCGACAGTATTGACTCATACGGGCAGGCTATTCGCACCTGGGCAACCTACGCCACGGTATGGGCCAGCGTTGTGTCGACCCCAGGCAGCGAGCCGCAGAGCGCTCTGATGCAGTCATCAGTCACGACCTACACGGTTACGATGCGATATCGCACCGATGTGCTGCCGATCCATCGCGTCATCTATGGAGACATCACGCTCAATATCGTCGGGATCAGCACCATTGACGGTCTCAATGAACACCTCAAGATCACGGCTGTGCAGGTCGAGTCAGATGCGCCAGCGACCACGACGACCACGACGACCAGCACGACAACCACGGCAGCACCTACGACGACCACCACCACCACGACTGGAGGTGCGTGATGCCGTATGCAATGGACGAGCATTTCCCAATTGTAGGATTGGGCGACCTGATGGATCGGCTCGCCAAATTCCCGATCGTCATACGTACCGCGTTTCGCCGAGCTGCTCGCAAAATTGGTGGACAGGTCGCAAAAATCGCTAGGGCGAAAGCACCCAGCCGTAAAGCCGTGATACGCGTAGGAGATCAGCTTGTCCGCATGTACGGCGCAAGTTTAGCCCTCAAAAAAAGCATCGCCGTAAAGGTTGTCACGACAAAAAAAGGCATAGTCACTGCGATAGTTGGCCCCAAAAAAGGCACTTCAACTAAAGTTTTCATTGCATATTACAAGCCATCAAAATCAAAAGTGGCGCAACGTAATGTCATGATTGAAGCGAAACCAACAAAATACGCGCACTTAGTCGAAAATGGTTTTAACGCCAAAATTTGGGCCAGCAATAAGCGAATAAGGGTTAGTGCTAAACCTTTCTTGCGCCCTGCCCTAGATTCTGGACTTGCCACGGCATCATCGATAACAGTGGATTATCTGCAAATCTCCCTAGACAATCTGATCAAGCGTGGCAAAATCACACCCGACGCAGGTGATGTATGAGTGC